CAATAGTTAAGTCTGGTTTAATTGTTTTTAGTACGAAATCCATTAAACCTCTTATTGATTCAAGTGCAATTTCATAGTCAAATTCAATATAATTGACTAATATTTCTCCTAATAGATATTCTTTTTTATATCCATTGATAAAATTTAGTTCTGTAATACCAATTACCCTGTTTCCGTCCTTTTTCTTAAAATATTTTACAATAGGCATTTATATTTTTTCTCCTTTTCCAAATAGAATTCTTCGAAATTTCCTAAATACTCTTAAGTATTGAACTATTAGGAATTATGTGGTAAGGTAAGTATAACAAAAACAACAGCAACAGTCAAGATAAATTAATAATATAAAATGGGAGAAAACAGATGAAAAAAAACATTGTAATTAGGAATTTGATTGAGCATTCATGTGTTAAGTACTGGGAAGTTGCGGAGGCATTAGGAATAACTGATGGAAATTTCTCGCGTAAGTTAAGGAAGGAACTACCAAGAAAAGAGAAGGAGGCTATAATTAACAAAATACTGGAATTAAAAAACGAAAAAGAAGGTGAAGAGAACTAATGGAAAGTAAGTATTTAGTATCAATAGTTGAAGCAAGTAAAATGTTTGGGATTGGTAGAGATTCTTTATATGCAATGTCAAGAAGTGAACCGGATATACCTATTATAAAAATAGGTTCAACGACAAAAGTTAATGTACCATTAATGGAACAGTGGTTAGACAAAGCAACATTGGAGGGGAGGGAGTTGTAGGAAGGACAATTTTATTAGTAAAAAACAAGAGTTTCAAGTAAAAAACATCTTAAATAACCTAATATACCTAAAAGATAATTTAAAAAACTTTTTACATGAAATTCAAGGCAGAAATTAACTTAGAATCGATTTTGAAGGAGAACAATACACATGAGTAACAAAATACCAAAAAATATTTTTAGTGAAGAGGCAAAATTGAAAGCAAAGAATACAAGAGAAAATTCAGTTAAACAATTAGCAATACCCGAAGAGCAAGAAACACATTTATTATTAGACTATTTCAGCAAAACGTTGAAGCTGTACACAACTAAGGCAACTGTTATGAATAGGCTTGCAAGAATGGAGTTCGAATATACCGAACAAGCTACATATGATGGAGAAATTTTTAGTAGAAGCTACGAAGTGCCCTTTGAAGAAATGGGAAAGTTTTTGAAAGTTGGCGTATTCGGAGTAAATTCTAAAAAGGATAACTTTGAGGATTGAATATGAAAAGGAGACTTAATAAAAGCTATTTAGCCACTAAAAGAAAAGAAGCAGCTTCCTCCCGACCAAGGTAAAAAAGCTGCAACTAAATAACTTATATGTTGATTTGGTTTGTCTTTATGTATTATATCCCAAGATTTATAAAATATCAATACAAAAAAACCAAATCAGCATATTGTAAACTTAATATAACTTAATAAAGAATGCTGATGATTGATGCATTTAAGGAAATGGGGTAATAAATGGGCAGACCAAGAAAGAAAAATAAGGTTTTTGAAAGCTGGCAGACAAACGGAAATTCAAATTTTATGCAAATATTTTATGATATGTTTGACAGTAAAGCATGGAAAGAATTAAATGCTCATGATAGGGATTTATACCTAAATATGTTACGGAAATACCAAAGAAAAGTGATTAGCGGATATATTGAAAAGAGTAATTGTGATGATATATCAATGCCAAAAAGCGAATATGAAAAATTCATGAATCAAAGAACATTTTATAAGAGTATAGACAAGCTAATTGAACTTGGTTTTGTTAAAGTTATTCGCAATGGATATGCTGCAAAGATATGCAATATATATGGCTTTTCTGATATGTGGAAAGTATACGGAACAAAAGGGTTTGAAGTAAAAGAAGAGTTCAAGAGATTATCAAAACAAAAAATATAAATTAAAAACTTGCTGTAAGAATACTACATTGATTACTGTAAAGGTACTATATTCAAACAATGAAATCGGGTTTTTTAGAAAATTTGAATGTAGTAATAATACAGTAATCAAAAACTCATTTAAAATTAGCCAATCGTTGAAATACCAAAACATACTGCTTTTATATTTATAAATTATTTATAAGTGCCTATATACTGCAATAATACATATCCTTTATATATTATGCCATACCTTAGGGTTTTAATTAAGTATTACAAAGGTGGTTTTTATTAAAGGCTTTGTAGTAAAAGCTTTAAAAATGATTTTTCGGTTGTTTGAGTAGGTTAATAAGATTGGAAAAGGTAAAGCAAGTAAGAAGAACATACAAATATATAAACGCAGGAGTGATTAGATGAATGATGATAATATAACAGAAGTTGACAGAAGTAACGTAGGCAGGAAACCAGCATTTGAAAAGGTTGCTGATAAGTTAGATGATTTAACAGAATATGCTGCTCAAGATATTTCTAATAAAGATATTGCTGAAATGTTAGGAATAGGAGAATCAACTTTTTATAGGTTACTGTCAGAAAATCAACAATTTAGGGAGGCATACCAAAAAGGACTTGATGACCGGAAATATACATTAGAAAAGGCATTGTTTAAGCGTGCTGAAGGATTTGTAGCAGAAGAAAAACAGATTGTTCGTGATGCTGAAGGAAATGTCATAAAAGAAGTTGTTAATGAAAAGCATTATGTTCCTGATACAACTGCATTGATATTTTCGCTTAAGAATATATACGGTGAGAAGTATAAAGATAGAGTTGAAACTGTAACAGATTTTAATATCAATATAAGCCAAATTAACCAACTGTCAGATAAAGAATTACAAAGAATGTCAGGCATTGATATTAGCGGTATAGATTATGAAATAGAGTAAATTCATAAAGAATTATTAATGAACTATAAATAGCTTATAATACTAAATCAGTATGACAGGAACCTACCTAATTACGAAAGGGCAAAATTAGTTTTAAGACTTGAACCAATTATTGAAGAAAAAGCAAAAGAAAATAAAATTGCAATAGGCAAATTAACAGGTAGGGGAAACGAATTTGAAAAGGTTAGTCAGATATCTGATAAACCTTTAGTATCAATTAACACAAATAAAGAAATTGCTAAAGTTGCAGGAGTTTCACACAATACAATACATAAGGTTGAAAAAATAGAAGAAAAAGAAGAAAAAGCTACACCTGAAATAAAAGTACAACTATCAAAAGGGGAAATATTATGAGTATAAGGAAAACTGAAAAAGAAAAACAGCAAGAACAAATAAAAAAAGCTAAAAACGAATATATGAAATCCTGGAGAGCTAAAAATCCTGATAAAGCTAAAGCAAATGCAGACCGTTATTGGTTAAAGAAAGCGGAAGTACTAAAAAATGAAGCTAAAATAGAATAACGGATAAAATATAAGTTAAGAGCCGGGATAATTATTTATAAGCATAATTCTGTAAATAGAGTTATGCTTTTTTATAAGTTTAGCTATTGCTATTAATTATTACGATTAGTTAATACGTTTATAATCGATTCTAAGGTGATTTTACTCTTGTAGAACAGGCATAAAGGAATCAAACTATTAAAGGTAATGTATTTATACCATAATGCTTATAATGTTTATTTAATAGCATTATATAAAAGAAAAATAGCTCAATAGAGTGTACTGTATTGAAACTATTATTATGTTTATTGTTACGTTTCATACAAGTCAATAAATTAATTATGAAACGTATCAAAATTACTATTGACATTAATGAAACGGCAATTTATAATTCATGATAATAGGAGGTGTACGGAATGAATAAAATTTATGGATACGCAAGAGTATCAAGCAAGGAACAGAATTTAGATAGGCAGGAACAAGCCTTAAAAGATTATGGCATTGATTCAAGGGACATTATAGAAGATAAGCAATCCGGGAAAGACTTCAACAGACAAGGTTATCAAACATTAAAGAATAGTTTATTAAGAAAAGGCGATACGTTAGTTATTAAGGAGCTTGACAGATTAGGCAGAAATATGGATATGATAAAATCTGAATGGCAGGAGCTTCAAGCAAAAGGAATTGACATAGTTGTTATTGATACACCTATTTTAAACACGTTGAATAAAACAGACCTTGAAAAGAAACTTATATCAAACATAGTATTTGAATTGTTGTCTTATATTGCAGAAAAGGAACGTATCAAAATAAGAGAAAGGCAATCAGAAGGAATTGCAGCAGCTAAAGCAAAAGGAGTGTATAAAGGCAGAAAACGGATAGAAGTAAATAATTTTGAGCATGTTTACAATGAATGGAAAGACAGTAAGATAACAGCAGTAAAAGCTATGGATAAATTAGGAATAACAAAAGCAACTTTTTATCGTAGGGTAAAAGAATATGAGAACAGATAACAAGGGCTAAATGCCCTTTTTTTAGTTCGCAATAGACTATTCCAGAGATTGTTAAGATAAAAATTCCTCTCCATCTTAAAAGCCAATTTCTGACAGAGATAAAACTGATGTTGGAATGATACTTAGATTCAAGTGGCAGGTACTTCTGAATGCTATGCAATATTGGAGCATGATAGGGGGTATCTCCGATTAGTACCGGGTGGGTTCGCAGAAATGTATATGATACTTTGGTTCTCCGTTACACAGTATTTAAAGGGATATTTATTAATTGGAACGCCTGTTAATCAATAGGGGGTGGGGTTATATATTAGGCAACAAAAATGAAAATTTTTTAAAATTGACCAAAAATAAATGATGCCGATAAATTGAGTTATAAAATTAATTCTTATATAAAAGGAATATAGAATCAATTGCGAAAGCATTGCAGATGGCTGAAGATTATTTATTAATCAACCCTTTGGACTTAATTCAGACAGAAATTATTTTTATTAACAATTATATAATTCATATAAAAGCAAAAATTAAGGATAGAATTGAAGCTGCAGAAAATCCTTCGGTAGAAGTGCTGAATGCCAATGCTCTGATATTTAATGATGGGCTGCTTACCGTAATACTGCAGTCTAAGTATGTCAATGAAAATAATGTTGACAGGATTACAGGGGTAGACCTGGTTATAAGTGTGCCTGAATTTGATGATGTGAAAGCAGGTTTGTATGATGTGAGAAGCTATATTGAGTTTCAGAATTGGAATAATTGATCTGGGAGTTTATTCTGCAGTTTCAACCACAAAATTATATGTTTATTATTCAAAAAAATTTTGGTGCTGATTACGAATGACCTACAGTTATTAAACATACTGAAAAATGTAGTTGTGGGATCTTTCGTTTCACTCAGGCTGATAGGGGGGCAGACATG